CTCTACGACCATTCGTTTAAACTCACCTGTGTATCGCTTGTTCGGTACTCCCTTAGGCATAGAAAAACACCCCATTTCTTAATACAAGTATTATATCATACTTGTCTAACAAATGGGGTGCAGTTCATCTATGGAGGGTGGTTTTTTCATGCCCGTAACATGCATGATTCGATCATTCATGCTTGTTACACCCTAAAAATGGGGGTTATAACAACCGTTAGAATCATTTTAGGTTGTTTTTGATTCTATCCCAGCAAATGACCGGCAAGTTAATATCTGTTGATTGAACAGTTGTCAAAGATTCTTTGATAGCTGCTTTTTTCATACCATTTTTGACCGAGCCGAAGTCGCGAAACTACGGCACCGCAGGGGAAGCGACCCCCGATAACAAAGCGAAGCGGAGAAAGGAAGAACATGAAACGCGAATTTTTGCTCAACTTCAAGGTGGGCGACCAGCCTTTGCCCAAAGAGATCATCGATGCAATTCTGGATGAGAATAGCAGGGACATCGGTGCTGTAAAATCTCAGCTTGACGCTGTAACCGAGCAGCTGCAGACCGCCAAAGACGGACTTAAGGCTTTCGAAGGTGTGGATGTAGCACAACTACAGGGGCAGATTACGAAGCTACAAGGCGATCTGGCTGCCAAGGAAACCGAGCATCAGGCGCAGATGGCTGACATTGCTTTCAATCATGCTCTGGAAGCTGCCATTACCGGCGCAAAGGGCAGAAACACCAAAGCTATCATTGCGAATTTGGATGTGGAAACCTTGAAGGGCAGCAAGAACCAAGAAGCCGACATCAAAGCCGCTCTGGAGGGCCTGAAAAAGGACAGCGGCTATCTCTTCGAGGAAGAGACTACACCTCCCCCTTACGCACCCGGCACTGGTTCTACCGTTTTTGGTAATCCCGGTACCGGTTCTTTCGATTTCGGTTTCACCGGCGTACGCGCCAAAACCGAAAAATAATCAACAAGGAGAATAAAACAAATGGATGCATTGAATTACGCAACCTCTTATGCCCAGGCCCTTGCCCAGGCATATCCCTATGTGCTGCACTTTGCTGCTCTGCGCAGCACTGAGAACGATGCCCGGTACAAGTGGACCGGCGCAAAGACCATCGAGATCCCCAGCCTGTCTACGACCGGCCGTGTAGATGCTGACCGAGACAGCATCGGTACCGCAAAGCGGAATTACGAGAACGCATGGGAACCCAAGACTCTTGGCAACCATCGCCAGTGGTCTACTCTGGTACATCCTATGGATGTTGATGAGACCAACCAGGTCGCATCCATCCAGAACATCACCAAGGTTTTCAACGAGGAGCAGAAGTTCCCCGAAATGGACGCCTATATGGTTTCCAAGCTGTTCGCCGACTGGATCGAAGCCGGTAAAGCCGCTGACACCACCGCTGTCACTGAGGAGAATATCCTGCAGATCTTCGACGGCTATATGGAAGCCATGGACGAAGCCAACGTGCCCAAGTCCGGCAGAATCCTGTACCTGACTCCCGTTTACAACGGTATCCTGAAGCGTGCCGTTGACCGTGCCCGTGCGTTCAAGAACGGCGACTCCAACATCAAGCGGATCGTGGATTCTTTGGATGAAGTGCAGATCGAATCTGTTCCCTCTCAGCTGATGAAGACCGTCTACGACTTCACCGAGGGTTGGAAGGCCGGTGCAGGTGCCAAGCAGATCCGCATGCTGTTGGCCCATCCTTCTGCTGTGATCACCCCCGAGAAGTATGCCTTTGCTCAGCTGGACGCTCCCAGCGCAATGACCAACGGCAAGTATTACTACTTCGAAGAGAGCTACGATGACACCTTCCTGCTGAACAAGCGCAAGGATGCCATCCAGTTCAACACCGAAGCCTAAGGGGGGTAGCTTATGAAACTGGTACAGAAAGGTAACCGTCAGCTCCGCATTCAGGATGATCGCCTGGACGCCATGTTGGCCGCTGGCTACACCGAGGTCGACCAGAAGACCGGCAAGCTCATGAAGAAAGAGCCTGTGGATGAAGCCAAGCTGCTCAAGAAGGAAATCACTGAGCTGAAGAAGGAAAACTCCGAACTGAAGAAAGAGAATGCCCAGCTCAAGGAGCAGATGCAAGCCGCTACCGAGAAGGATCAGTAAGGAAGGAGGCATGCCCCAATGGTTGAATATAGCTTCTACAAGGACACCTATGGGGGCTGCTCCATTTCCGCGGATGAATTTCCTGTGTATGCCCACCGTGCTGAAGATCAGCTGAAGGAATATAAGCGCAAGTACACCGTCACCGCCCCAGAGGAAGACTCTGAGGCCATGGCGGTATGCGCTATGGCAGATGCTTTGGCTTATTTTACTGCTGCCCAGAACGGCACCGGTGGCACGGTAGAATCTGCTTCCATCGGCTCTGTATCCGTCAGCTATGGCGGTACTGGTAGCGCGGTTGATCTGAGTCCCAAGGGGCAAGCGAAAGAGCTGTATCGCTGCGCTTGCCGGTATCTGGATATCTACAGGGGGGTGGGTTGATGTTGATACTGAAACCAACCTGCCCGGTGGATTACCAGTTGTGTAACCAAACGGTGACGGTATATCATCAGGACGGCGATAACTACACCCGTACGGTGTACGACCGCGCTTTCCTGGACTTCCGGAAAACCTTGACTGTGGATAAGACCGGCAGCAGAGATGCAAATTCTTTTCTGCTGGTCATCCCCGGCAGCACGCAGGCCGTTTTTGTGGAGGATAAGGTGTTGCTGGGTGTCGGCCCGGAAATCACCGATAGAGCGGCGTGGGCGGCTTTCAAGCCCAGTACAGTATCCGGTCTTGTTGTAGTCAAATATGTGGATCCAAAATACTGGAACGGTAAGTTGGTCCATACGGAGGCGGGTGGCTGATGGCAAAGAAGATTCTTTTCCGCCATCCTAATGGAACCACTGCCTATTTGACCATGAAAGAACTGAATCAGATCATCAAGGATAAGGGCATGGACGCGGCGGGTGATGTACAAGCGTTCCATACGCAGAATGTTCTGCGAAGGATCAAAAAGTACATGCCTTTTGTGTCCGGTGCCCTGTACAAGATCACTGTTGCACAAACCGATATCCATGAGCCTTTGATCGTCACCGATGCCCCACAAGCAAAATATCTGTTTCGTGGCAAGGTGATGATTGATCCGCAGATCAATGCTGCGGGATTTATGACTCCTGAGGGTTGGAGGTCTCGCGCAAACTGCACAAAGGTTCGGACAGACCGAGATCTCCAATACAGCAAAGAGAAGAACCCAGCTGCCGGCCCTCGTTGGGACCGGGCACTATCTGCCGCAGAAGGCCCAGCTATGAGAGCTGACCTGCAGCGGTTCATCAACAGGAGGTAATCTATGACAGACTTAGCGAAAGTTCGTGAATGGATACAGACATTCCCGCAAATTGGCAGACTGCAAGGTCTGAAAGTGGATTATTACTCCACGCAGTTAGACAACAGCAGCATTGCCCCTTCTGGCATGCAAGAGATATCCCGCATCGAAGATATTCTTGGTAATGTCGAAGTTAAAAATCAGTATAATTTCAGCCTGGAATTTGTGCTGACCAAATCCCCCGGTGATGATGTTGGTGCTGAAGAAAATGCTGACTGGCTTTTGGCTTTTCAGCGATGGGTACAGGAACAAAGCATCCGCAAGCTTGTTCCAACATTCGGCGATGAACCAGCATCGGAAACCATCAAGGCACAGAACGGAGCAAATACATATGCCGACATCGAAGGTAATGCTGTATATACCGTTCTGTTATCGATCAATTTTACAAAAAAATACGAGGTGAATTAATTTGGCGAAGATTGAGCGCAAGTACCTCGCCCACTTTGTTAAGGTTGGTGAGGAATTTATTCGCTTGGGCAAGGATCTGGAAGAGTACTCTCCCGAAATGTCTGCCCAGGTTGAAAAGACCAAGAATATCCTTGGTCAGACCTCCGTCAGTATCAGCGGTTATGAAAAGACTGGTTCCGTTGAACCTTATTTTGCAGAATCCGGCGATCCTCTGTTCGAGAAGCTCCAGAATATCATCGACCGCGATCTGACTTTGGACGATTGCAAGGCTTCTATCGTTGAGGTAAAGCTTTGGGACGGCGAGGGCGATTCTTTCCCCGCTGTGGAGGAAGAATGCTATTTGGAGGTCACCAGCTACGGCGGTGATACCAAGGGCTATCAGATCCCCTTCACCATCCATTATACCGGCATCAAGCAGACCGGTACCTTTGATGTGAAGACTAAGACCTTTACTGCTCAGTAACATATCGGCCCATCCGTTATAGGGTGGGCCATTTCTAAAATTTAGGAGGATATCTCATGGAAAAGCTGATTTTTGATACCGGTTTAAAATCTTTTACTGTCAACGATGGTGGTGTGCTGCGGTTCAACCCCAGTGACCCCAATGTTTATGCTCGCTTTGTGGAGGCGGCAGCGAAGATCCAGGCTGTAGAGGATGATATGGTGAAGAAAGCACAATCCATCAAAGCGGAAGGAGAAGAAGCCGGCGAAGCAGCACTGAAACTGATGAAGGAAGCAGATCAGGAGATGAAAAAGATTCTTGGCTGGGTCTTTGGTGAGATCAACGATTTTGAGAAGATATTTGCCGGTGTCAACCTCATGGCGGTTGGCGAGAACGGTGAGCGTGTGATTACCAATTTCATCAGTGCTTTGCTGCCCATCATGCAGTCCGGTGCACAGAAGTGTGCAAACGAGCATATCGGCGACGCCGTTCAGACCGCTAAGCTCAATCGCGCACAGCGCAGGGCAAAGAAATGACCCCTTGGCAGTTGCCGACAACCGCCGTTATTGGCGGACAGACCTATGAGATGAATACAGATTTTCGGGACATTATCGAGATCATGCAATATTTGGATGATCCAGATAAGCCTGAATATTTGCGGTGGCAAATTGCTATGGCGCTTTTCTATGAGGGAGATATCCCCAAAGAGCATCACCGGGAAGCAATGGAATATATGGCTTCCTTTATTGCTTACGGCAATGAAGGGGCAAAACCCGGTCCAAAGCTGTTGGACTGGGAAAAAGATGGAAATGCGATCATTGCAGATGTGAATAAGGTGGCAGGTGCAGAAATCCGAAACCTTCCACATGTACATTGGTGGACATTTCTTTCCTACTTTGCTGCCATAGGTGAAGGGCAGCTTAGCACCATTGTTTCCATCCGAGATAAGCTGCGCAATGGCAAAAAGCTGGAGTCTTGGGAAAGAGAATATTACCGGAACAATAAGTCCCGGATTGATATAGCAAAAAGATACTCCGCAGAAGAACTTGCGGAACAAGAGCGGCTAAAAAAGCTGCTTGGAGATTAACTCACCGGGAGGTGAAATATTATTGGCAGACGGAAAAGTAACAATTAGTACCGCACTGGATAACAAAGGCCTTGAAAAAGGAATTAAGGGCGTTTCCGGTTCTCTTGGCGGTCTGACAAAGGTACTTGCGAAAACGAGTGCTGCCATCGTTGGTGCATTTGCTGCCGCAGCTGTAGCAATTACCAAACAGGCTGTAGATGCCTATGCGGATTACGAACAGCTGACCGGCGGCATAACTACATTATTCAAAGACAGTGCATCTAAGATCATTGCCTATTCGGAGAATGCTTTTTATACGGCCGGTGTATCGGCTAACAAGTATATGGAGGTCGTTACAAGCTTCTCTGCGAGCTTGATCAGTTCCCTTGGTGGAGATACGGCAAAAGCTGCTGATATTGCGAATATGGCCATGATAGACATGGCTGATAATGCCAATAAGATGGGTACCGACATAGGTATGCTGCAGAGCGCTTACCAAGGCTTTGCAAAGCAGAATTATACCATGCTGGACAACCTCAAGCTTGGTTTTGGCGGTACTAAAACCGAGATGCAACGGCTGCTGAAGACCGCTGAGAGCATCACTGGTATTAAGTACAATATCAACAATCTAGCGGATGTGTACTCTGCTATTCATGTGATTCAAGAGGAACTTGGAATCGCTGGAGCCACCGCAGATGAAGCTGAAAAGACCATAACCGGCGCTGCAAACATGACCAAAGCCGCATGGCAAAATGTGCTTGCTGCTATTGCCGGCGGTGGAGACTTGGATAAGGCCATCAACAACTTGGTGTTTGCCATTTCCAAGTATTTCAAAAACCTTGTTCCCGTTGTGCAGAGATCTATCACCGGTATCGGTGAACTGATTGAAAAGGTTGCGCCGTCTTTGGTGCAGAATGTTGCCAGTGCGCTGATCCAGGCAATTCCCAGTTTGCTGAATGCGGTTTATCAGATGATTATCGGCTTGGCGAAGGGTATCTATCAGGGCATTGTAGCATTGTTCTCCGGCAAAGGTGGAGTGGGCGGTATAGCAGCCCAACTCAATGAGGTGTCTGGAGGATTTGGCGCAGCTGCTGGCGGTGCAGAAGACCTTGCCGAAGCTACAGAAGGTGCAGGCAAAGCTGCCAAACGGTCACTTGCTGGATTTGATGAACTGAACAAGCTCCAAGATCCTAACAGTGGCGGTGGCGGTGCTGCTGGCGGTGGAGGCGGCGGATTCGCCAGTGGTGGCGGTGTAGATACCACGGAAGGCATGTCTGCTATGGAGGCCGTTGGCGGCTTTGTAGACGACCTCAAAGCTAAACTTCAGGAGTTCGGCGCATGGTTTACTACCACCTATCAGCCTGCTATCAGCGCTTGGGGTGATGCGTTCCGCAGCCTTGCACCTGCCATTGAAGAAACCGGTGGCAGAATCAGTACCGCTTGGACAAACCTAAAAGAGAATTCTTTAATTCCTTTCGGTTCTTACGTCACGAACGAGTTTGTTCCCGGCATGGTGAATACCTTCAGTACCACATTTGCTCCCATCTTTACTGATGTGATGCATGCGGCCCTGGCTGTCTTTGCAACTGATTTTGAGAATGCAACGCTGGTCATCGAAGAATACTGTGGGCATCTGGAAACAGCCTTTGATGGAGTACAGACTGTGTTTTCGGACATGTGCGACTCCATCACGAAGAACTGGGACGAATATGGCGGCAACTTACTGCAGGGATTCACCGAGTTTAGAGAGGGCCTGTGGGATATTTGGTGGAACATCTACGACAACATCATTGATCCAGTTATCACTGCTGTAGGTGATACCTTCGATTGGCTCTGGGATAAGCACCTAAAGCCGCTGTGGGACAGCATTGTCAAATTCGTCCTATCTGTCAGCGAGAACATCCTCGCTTTGTGGAATGGTTTCTTAAAACCTATTATTAACTGGGTTATTTCGGTATTGGCTCCGTTGGTAACTAATGCCATAAAAATTGTTACAGATGCTGTTGCAATTGGGTTTGCATTTATATCAGATGTAATTTCAAACATATTGACTTTTTTGGACGGTCTTATTCAATTCGTTGTCGGTGTATTCACACTTGTTTGGGAACGTGCATGGGGCGGAATCAAGAAAATGTTTTCCGGAGTGTGGGGAGGCATATTGGCAACTGCAAAAAGTGTTGTAAACAACATCGTTTGGGTTCTCAATTCGCTCATCGCCGCAATTTACTCAGCTGTAGCCGGTATTGTAAACGGTCTTGGTGGCATTGTGGAAAAGGTCGGCGATTTGATTGGGCAAGATTGGGGATTCAGCATGCCATCTGCCGCACCTCAGATTCCATATCTTGCAAAGGGTGCTGTGCTCCCTGCGAACAAGCCTTTCCTTGCTATGGTGGGCGACCAACGGCACGGTACCAACATTGAAGCGCCGCTCTCTACCATTCAGGAGGCGGTAGCACTGGTCATGCAGGATCAGACGGCTGCTATCATGGCAGGCTTCAACACCTCCGTAGGTATCCAGCGTGAGATCCTGCAAGCTGTCTTGGGCATCCAGATCGGCGACGATGTGATTGCTTCTGCTTATGACCGCTACCAAACAAAATTAGCTATCCAGAGGGGAGGCTAACCGATGAGACCGTATTCGTATCTGTTTATGATCAACGGAAAGCCTATCCTTGCCCCGGATGAAGAAGTAGGCTTCAACTATGAAGATCTTGATTCTTCTGATTCCGGCCGGGATGAGAGCGGGATCATGCACCGAATAGTGGTGCGGTACAAAGTTCCTTCCTGGTCTTTCTCTTATTCCAACCTCACGGAAGAGGAAAAGCAGTATATGGAAAGCCTGTTCCCGGATGAGCCTACATTCCAGTTTTCACATCCCAGCCGCAAGAATGCGGAGGAATATGAAACGACAGAATGTTACCGCTCTAAGTATGGTATCTCCTGGAAGAATGCCCGTACGGGCCTGTGGAGCGGATATTCCTTCAACATCATTTCGTGCTAGGGGGTAGAATATGAACAAGAGCCTGTTTATACTCCCGGATGGCCAAGAGATCTATTCGGGCAATGGCCAGAACCCGGCTATCACATCAGTAACCTACACACAGATGGTAAACGATGCCACGGATCTGGACTACGGCGCAGCCTGCGCCAATATGATAGAAGCGGCACTGCTGGACACCAGCGGTGCTTTTTCTATGTCCGCAGGTGATGAACTGGCTTATTATTCCGTGGCTGAGGATGGCACCAGGACCCTGCGAGGCTACTTCACATTGGAGGAGCCTACCAAGCCAAGCGCCAATACCTACAAATTTACAGCCTATGATCGCATGATTCGCTTTGACAAGGATCTTTCCATGTGGCTTGCATCTTTGACGGACTGGCCATACACTATGCAGAATTTTCTCTCCATGGTGTGTGAGCAGTGCGGGGTTGAATTGGCTGATGGTGTTGAACTGATCAACGGCGATTTCCAGATCCTTCGGTTCATTCAACAGGTCACCGGCCGGCAGCTGATCAAGTGGATCGCCGGTGCAAACGCAGCTTTTGCAACCATTACACCGGAAGGAAAACTGACTTTCAGCACCTACACCGATGCGGGAGACCTTGGCCTTGCCGTGAAGTCCTTGAAGCTTGCTGATTACGCTACAGCACCCATTGAGCGTGTTGTTGTGAAACAGCATGAAGATGATGTTGGTGTTGCATGGCCGGAAGACAGTGTAGGCGAAACCTATACGATATTGGCAAATCCGTTGCTTGCTACGCAGTCCACACTGAACCTGCTTCCGTATGTACAGCGGATAGCAGACAGGATTTGCGGAAATAGTTACACACCGGCAGAAGCGCAGCTGCTTGATCCAGACGGAAAGTGCAAGCCGGGTTCCTACATCACTATCACTGATAGGTATGGAAACAAGCACCGCACAGCCGTATTCTCTGTGAAGCACCGAGGAAGTACCGCTACGGTCAAGAGCACAGGTAACTATTCCAGAGATAGTGCGGGTTCTGTCAATGGTCAGGATGCAGTGAAGGTCCTCCAGGGGCGTGTAGCCAAAATCAGGGTTGATCTTGAAGGGGTTTCTTCGGAACTGTCACAGACAACCATTGACCTAAATACAGTCAAAATAGAGCAATCCAGTATAAAGCAGAATGTCGATGGAATTACCAGCCGCGTATCGAAAACGGAAGAGAATGTAGACGGCCTGCAGAGCCAGTACACGACTGTTTCGCAGCGGGCCGATGGCATAGATCTTTCTGTAACAAAGCTCCGTGAGGAAGTTGGCGCCAAAGCGGAACAATCGGAAGTCAATGAGATCACCGAGCATTTCCGCTTTGCTGAAGACGGTCTTACCATCACGAATTCGGGTACCGGCATGGGCGTCAATGTCAGCGAGAAGCAGGTAGCCTTCACCGGCGGCAATAATCCTACCACGGTCATTACGCCCAATGCCATGGAAACAACGAATCTACAGGTAGGTGTGCGGCTGGATGTTGGCGGGTTCTCGCTGTTCCCCCGAAGCAACAGAAATCTGAGCCTGCGCTGGACGGGAGGTTAAAGCAATGACGTTGACAAATGAATACCAGTACATAGGCCGCAGTAATGCGGTGCTGGATCAGAATTCACGGTACAGCTATTATCTCTTGCTCTACGCCAAAAGCGACGGAGATATGTACACGGGGCGCCATACGGTCACAGTGAAGCAGCGGCTGGTGTCCACCTCCACAAACCGGTTCTACGGTTTTTCTACCTCCGGCGGCATCTCAATTAACGCAACAGCTGCAGCTTCCTGGGAATGGCAGAATGTTCCTGCCGGTCCGTGGAACGACAGCAGCCTTACAGAGGACGGTGTTACGTATCCCTGTTGGGTGGATCTGCGGGAAGCATACCTGGTTGTTGATGTGGGATACGGTGTGGAGAAGAACATCGATGTGGCGGCATCCTGGACATTCCTTAGCGGCTCCAGCGGGTATCTTCCCCAGGCTTATGTGACGGCAGCGGTATCCGCGGACGTCACACTTCCGATGATCGCCAGTGCCAGCCAGCCCAGCCTGAGCGCAAGCTCTGTAGAGTTGGGCAAGGGATTGACCATTTACACCAATCGGGTATCCTCCTTCACCCACACCCTGGAGTACCGCTTCGGAAACTCCTCCGGTGTGATCGCCCGGGATGTGGGGGATGCGTATACATGGTATCCCGATATAGAGCTGGCAAGGCAGCTCCCCAGCACGGTATCCGGCACGGCGGTTATCACCTGCACCACCTACGCGGACGGAAGCCCCATTGGCGCAGCCAAGCAGGTGACCGTTACCTTGACCGTTCCGGAAAGCATAGTACCCACGGTATCTGCCCGGTGGGAGGACACCTCCGGCGCTTACGGCAAGGTCGGGGTGCTGGTGCAGAACATATCAAAGCTGCAGGTATATGGAGACTGCGCAGGCGACTACGGCTCTACACCCGGTACGCCAACTGTGACCCTCAGCGGCAAGGCCTACGGTGGCGGAATCGTCACGGACTCTGGCGAGCTCCCCCTGGTGGTATCCGTCACAGACAGCCGCGGCCGGTCAGGTTATGACGAAGACCCCTTGACCGTAGCCGCCTACAGCGTGCCCAGTCTGACGCTCAGCGCTTCCCGGTGCTTGGAGGATGGGACTGCCGACGAAGCCGGTGACCACGCAAGGATCACCGTATCAGGTTATGTGACGCAGGTAAATGGCAGAAACGAAGGGGACCTTATCTTGATCTACGGCGGCACTGAGATAAGAGTTGGTGTTGGAACAGGGGACATTTTCTACCAGACAAATCCTGTTGATGCAGATGTCAATGCTACCATGGCTATTACAGCTACACTGCAGGATCAACTGTCTTCTATCACAAAGACCATGACTCTCTCCACCGGCTATGCGACCATGGATCTCTTAGCCGGTGGCAAGGGCATCTCCTTCGGCAAGGCCGCGACCAGAGAGGGCTTCGACTGCGCCATGCCCGCCTACTTTTCCGGGGGACTGTACGGCATGACCGACGGTGAGCCGGAATGGGTCGATCCGCCCATGATCCCCGGCGTGGAGTACCGCACGAC